GGCAAAGATTATATCGTCTAAAATAAGATAGACCAGCTTAAGCTTAAGCCTTCTTAGCTGGCATGTAAACGCCTGAATCTTCGTGTGTTACCTTGTAACCATACACGTTTAATCCACGAACAGCATCACCGAAAGTATCCTGCAATCTCAGTGTCTCAGTTTTTACAAACTGAGAAGCAAAAGAAACGAAGTCCCTTGTACCAGCAATACAGTGAAAAACACCAGTTGCGGGAACGCCTGTAAGCGCCAGGTTGTTTGATACATAGATCATAAACCTGTCAATCATTCCAAGTCTGCCATTACGCAGGATAGAAGTCATGTCGCCTGCAAGAGATGCATCCTTAAGGTCGCCCTTCTTGATCATTCCAGCAATCCAAGGCGGAATTACTAACCATCTGCCTTCTGTTGGGATGTTAAGCTGGTCAAGCTCGGTACCTGCATCCACAATCCATTCCAGTACATTCGTCTTTGTTATGACCGTCTCGGACAGAGAGCTTGTGGCATCTGTATAAATATTTGCCAAAAGATCAGTGTCGATAACAATCTTTGTCTGCTCAGCGGCATCAAGAGTCGTTTCATTGATAATGTTGATATCAGACTGCGCTCTGTCGATATCGTCAAGCTTGAAGGCGTACACCTTTGCCTTATCAATCAACAGCTCAAGCTTCTGGTCATCCAAGTCCTGGTAGTTAATAGTGCCACCGTGCTGGTAGTCACTAACCGTTACTGTTGGCCTTTTACGGATAATAACCTTGGAACCCTGGCCTTGGATTTCACCTTCCCAATCGTTATTACTTATTTCTCCAAATACTGTTGTAGCATAAAACTTTGCTTGGAGCTTTTTGCTCCATACTTCTGGTATGAAATAACCATTTGGCAGGTTATTATAACCGGCTGCGACCGCCACGTTTCTAGGCATATCAAAGCCCTCCCTTATTGATTAAATTATAAAAGTTTATTTTACTTTTAGATCAATTCGGGAATCATGGCCTGCCTAAGCAGGGAAGTCACGGCCTCTTATCTCTAATCTACTACGGTGCTACGCAATTAAGCCCTTGGACATTGCCTCGTCAATCGCTGGCTCATTCTTTTTGAACTCTTCCTGCGACATAGCATCAATCTGCTGCCTTGTAAAGGCTATCTGTCCGTCTTGTATATTCACATCCTTGGACTTATTAAAGGATGGGTTCGCGGCCTTCTTAGCTTTATCAAGCTTCGAGTTGCTTTTTTTCTCAGGAATATCGTCCTTTGAATCGGCAGGAAGCTCATATCCATTGGCCTTCTTAAACATCGTTAATAAATCAATTACCTCTGCGGTCGAACCGCCTTTCCTAATTGCCTGTGCTCCGGCTCTTTCAACTACCGGGAGGCCTTCAATCCATTGGTCAAGCAAAGGCTCTTCTGAAATCTCTTTGAAGTCTTTATGTACATCTGAAATAGCATCGTAATGGCTATTCTTCTTCTCTGTCTTGGCCTCCGCTGTGCGAGTTTCCTCCTTTTCCTCAAGAGACTCCACTTTGTCGGTAAGTCTTTTGTTCTCAACTTCTTGCCTGGCCATCATTTTAAGCATAGGCTTTGCAATTTCTGGATACTCCTGTGACAATTCGTCAAGGCTTTTCTGTAATTCGTCATCATCTGGCTTTACAGACTCGGTCTTGCCATCTGTCTTCTGTTCAGTTTTAGCCTCCGACGCTTCTGGCGCAGCGGTTAACTTCTTCTGAAGAGCCTCATTTTCTTCTTGCAGCCGATCTCTCTCTCCTATAGCCGTCTTTGCCCTGGCATTAGAATTATGCATTTTAGTCTGAGCTGCGCTGATGCGCTTTGTAGCGTTTTCCGTATTTAAGCCCTTGGTTAGGTCGCCGTCGTCTTCGGCAACTTTATCCTTGTCTTCCGGCTTTTTGTCCGCTGGCTCTTGATCGTCGGCCTTCTCTGGCTCTTTACTCTCTGCCTTTTTCTCACCTTCTTCGACGCCCTTCTTGTCATCGTCAGTTTCCTCCTTTTCAGCGTCACCGCCATGAACTGCGGCAAAGTCATCATCTGCCTCTTTTTCTAACCGCTGGACGTAGCTTAATACTTCGCGCCCGGCCTCGTGCGGAGGCGCTTCTTGTTCTGTCTTTTCTGGTGTTACCTTTGCTCCCGCCATAATTTCTCCTTATGTTCCATTTAAAATATTGGTTGCCTTGGACTCGATGCTCACCATCATTTTTAATTCCAATGCCCTGCCTTGATGGTGCCTGTGATCATCCCTACATGTCTCACATTCATTCGAGGCCTTTAAATATAAACGTGTTAAATACTGTTTGAATTTTTGCCAATTCGGGTCAGCGGATAATATTTGAATAGCCATTGCTTCATCTTTTGTAAGCTTGCCTTCCATCATGTCTCCTTATTCATTTAAGATTTTAACTGGCCTTGCCTTGCCTCCTACTTTTTTCTTTTTAGCGTCACCCCCTCCTTCCTTTGAGTCTATAGCGCTCTGCCTGTTCACCCTTCGGGTTTCTTTAATATCCTCAGCCAGCTTGATTCTTCGCTGCCTCAAGAATTCAGCTTTATACTTTGCCTCTGCGTCATTTTTCCGTTCTTCGCTGGCAAGTACATCTATTTTACCTTGTATTTCAGCATTTTCAAGCTCTGCTTTTTCTATTGCAAGCTCATTTAATTTTTCTTCTACCGGGTCTGGCTTCGCCGCTTCTTCTCTAAGCTGTTTATCAGACTTGATATCGTCTTCGTCAAGCCCCATGTTCTTAGCAATTTTCCTGAGTATATTTGGTCTCTTCACCAATGGCATATCAAATTCATTTGCTGTAGCGCCCAAGAAATCAGTCATGTTTCGAGTCTGAACCTCCTTGGCTATCAAAATCGCAGAACCAAGAGCTTCTATGTTCATATCACCTTTAATCTCGTCGTCGTCGCTCCACTCCATATTAAAGTTATAATACGACTGTATCAAAGGCTTTATCAAGTAGTCGTCTATATTCTTTACCACTGTCTTGATAACTACCTGCGCAGCTCCCAGCAACATCGACATTCCAGAAGCCGTCTCAGCCCCCGGCGTACCCGCCTGCGATGGCTGGCCTGAAATTAAAGACGGAAGATTGGTTTCGTCGTCAATGAAGTTTCTTACCATTTCTATAATCTGTATAAGTTCGCCTCCAATAGACGGAACTTTATGCACTGTGATTGCGTTGTAAGCTTCATCTCCACCACTACGATACCATATTTTCCACGGCTTAATCTTATTCGCATTATTGACCGATCTGTCATCAAGCCTGTCAACATTTATTTCTAACTGGTTCCCGGTCATCGCAACGTCATCAAGCAGCCTGCGGAACGCAGCATTAAGAACGTCCTGGGAGTCCATCATAATCTCTGGCACTCCTACGCCCCATAGCTGGTTAGGAATCTGTTCATACGGGAACACAAAATATTTCTTGCCTTTGTTAATACTTTCGTCTATTTGAATCTTTAAAACTTTGTGCCCTGACGTCCAGACATTAGCCATGTAGCCACTGTTCAACGCATCCTCGGAAATATCATATCCGGCGTCTCTAAGCTTTCGGCCATCAACATATCCCCAATATTCCAGAACCTCATAGTAGCCGCTATTACCGAAGTGAGTAATATTCCCAAGCGACTGACGTTCTATTTCGTGATGCTCTCTATTATGGTTTCCGCCTGGATAATCCCTTATCAACTGATCAATTACTTCTTCGTCAAATCCGGCATGGCCTTTAAGGTCTCGAACTTCCTCCATATTCAGGATATGTCTTTCGTAGGAACCAATGGAAGAGTCTACCGAGTTTGCGTTTATATCAAAATAAACATCAAAAGGCGAAGGCTGAGACATGCCGGGAACGATATGGTCTTCCTTGACCTGCTCCCACTCACTCACTCCCTCTATCCAGCTCTTTTTACGTTCTACCGTTATCATTCCAGCTTTAATAATACCGGAACCAAAAGTGCAAGCATCTTTGATCGCTGATCTTATTAGCGTGTCGGCATTATTCTCTACGAGCTGGTCATGGATACGAGACGCCATTCTCTTTGTGACTTCACCCAATGCCTCTTCCTTTGACATCGGCTCTCCGTTTTCTTGATTTACAAGTTCTTCCTGTGACCATATTTCGGCATTTAAAGCCGGGAACGGAGTTGGCTTAATGCCCCAAAACTTATGGCCTGTAGCTGGGAAGATGATATCTGATAGCCTGGCATAAGCCGCAGTAGTCTTCATCCTGGTAATGCCTATGTATTGTTGGGAGCCATTAGCATCAAAGGTTGCTCTGGTAGCGGCGTCATACACTGAGTTATACGCTCTCAGATTAGAAAGCCACTGCTCTTCAATTTTACGCTTACGATCTCTCCAATTAGTAAATTGCTTATATAAATCACTACCTAAAGCAAACGCCGCAGATTCATCTATAATATCAATCGTCGGGGTTTCCGGTTTTTTATCCTGCTTGTCTTTATCTACAGTAGAGATTTGTGGCATTAGTTATTGCTCCCTTGTTTGGCACTATCGAGTTGCCGCTTTTTGATTTTAGCATCCCGGCTGTTTCTCGCTTTCGGGATAGTGTATAACATTTCAAGGGCAATAGCAAGGCTCATAACTCTATCATCAAAGCATCCGAGCTTGGCACCGTAAGTACAGGTACCGTTATCGCCTTCATGGATTGTGTAATCTCTCATTTCTCCCAAAGTTTCTTTGCAGCAAACACCGCTTTCTCCGTCTCTGAGGGCGCCGCGCAACTGGTCAATGATCTTAAACTTTGATTTCTTGGTAGTGAGCCAGCCCGCAGATTTAGTCTTTCTTCCGTCTCCACTTGCCTCTAGCTTTTCTCTTTGGTACAGATTGGGATAGTTCTTTTTCTTGAGAGTAGTAATGGTAGTGAGTCCATGGTTGTTAGATTCAATGCCCAGGAGGCCTTTGTAATAATACATTCCCAATTGATAGGCTATTTCTCCGAAAGTATCCGGGTCTATCTTTCCATGTATCTGAGCCACTTGCTGGCCATACGGAAGCTTAAGAACGTCTAAGCAGCTAAAATCACCATTCGCCAGGCCTTCCGCAACGTCTCCACCAATAACGTACTTGCATCCAGGTTTGGGTTTCTCCCAAATTTTAACAAACCCCTTCGGGTTTTTCTCGAAACGCCCGGTATGCATATTAAAGTCGCCAACGAGCAATGGTGAATAACATTCATCCGTCGCCGATCTGATTTCGTGAGCCGGGAATACTTGCTTGCCGGAGTAGATAAAGGCTTCATCTGCCGTTGCGGGATACCACTGTTTAAAGAACTCTTCCTTTGAAAAGCCAACAGGCGGAACGAGCGTGCTGATCTTCCAACGCCTCCATTTAAGCTGCGCATATGAGACCATTGCGCCGCTTGGTAGCTCCTGTTTAAGTAACCATTCTTCATCATCTGATAACGTCCTCTT